GTTACTTTGGGGTTCAAAGTCGTCAAAATAAGGAGCAACGTTGAGATTAGTTTCCTGTGGCATGATTTTTTAGAACTGCAAGATGATTTTAACGTCTTCTTTCTGAGAGGCACTTCTTGTTACAGATGGCCTGTTATCAACATAAATGATATTCCCAGAGTATTTCTTAGCTTCTGGTTCAGCAAGTCCAGACTCAAATGTCTGTCCAAGGTAGTATGTTCTGTTATTTATTACTGTTGAAACACCTTGGAAAGCGGTATCAATTCCCAAATTGATGCTCCCACCACGAATCGTCAAATCTCCACTGTTTGGTGTTGCAGTTAGACGATTCTCTCTAAAACCATAAACAGGACTTGTGTTTTTGGTGCCATCAGAATTAAAACCACAGTTGGTTCTGTCTTGCCAATACTTCAAAACACCAGTGGTTTGATCATAAGAAACAACTCTACCAACCGCAGTTGATCCAACACCCACTGTTTGGGTAATTTGCGAGTCGGCAGTAAAAATTGCCTCACTGTAACCAGTTCCCGTAAGGCGAACTGCATAAGTTGCAGAAGCTTTATCAGTGTTTAGAACAGATAAAGATCCCTCTGCTTGGGGATTTTCGACCAATCCAACCCTCGCAAACTGATTTCCAGTAATAAAATCAGGGTTTTCTGTATCATTTTCAAATCTAGCATAAGAAAGAACACTAAATGCTCCCAATTCTTGATAAATGTCATTTCCGTGACCTCCGCTTGGTGGAATGATCACGTCAAAAACTGGTGCAGTCGTGCCAGTTGGAACTCCACCAGCCACCAAATCAAGTGTTCCAAAGGTGTATCCAGATCCGCCATTAGAAACAGTGACAGAATCCACTTTGGAGTCATTATCAATCACAACTGTTGCTCTTGCGCCAGACCCATCTCCCAAAATTGGAACATTGATGTAAGTTGCATTGGCAGATCCAAGAGCAACACCACGGTTTTTAATCGTAACGACCTTCAGTTGACCACTTGTGGAAGCATTTTGCCTAACAGCGGAGTTTGTGGTGCTAGATTCCCAATTACTTGGAACAGGAATGTAATTTGTGGAATCAAATTTGATCGCTTGAGATGGAGAAATGGTGTACAAATATTTCCAGATATATCCATCTCCACTTGAACCAGCAGATCTTGGTTCCAAATCAGTAAAAGTTGGTTCATCCAGTGAAGGACCACCCTGATAATTGTTTTCGGGAGTGGCATTGTTAAACAAACAGATGTAAACTCTGAAATCAGAGTTCATCACATAGAAATTTGCATCATAAATGTCAAAAGAACCAGATGGTTGTGAAGGATTTGAACGACTAATGTCGTTTCTCCACATATCATAAGTGGTTCCAGATGACCAGGTGATTTTTCTCACAACCTGACTTATGTCACTTGCATTAATTTTTTTAAGCGCAAGCATTGTATCCCAATAATCATTGGATTGATCCAGATTATCTTTGGGAGAAGGGGAATCCGTGTCCCAATCTGATTGATAATCAGATGCATTAGGAAGTCCAATGAACGTGTAATAAGAATTCGATGTGGACTGAACTCCAGCAACAAAATTCTTAGCATTCAAAATACGAAGTTGGTCAGTAATTATTGCTGCCATTGTGAGAAAGTTTTTCTTTATTTAGTGGTGTTTTAAACAGTTGTGTATCCAACTGCTTTGAGTGGGTTATAACGAGTGACCAATGCGGAAGTAATAATTCCAGCATAACCATCATCACCATAGAAGTTGAAACTTTGAGGATTTACTCTTGTTGGAATGGTAATCTTGCCCCAACTGAAATCACCCAGATAAGGTGCAGTTGTGTATCCAATGCTTCCAGCATTATCAACATTGACGAAGATTCTTCTGGAAGTTGTTGTGTAACCAACTGTGGATCCAACAGTTACAGTAATGTCATTGTCCTCAAAAGATGCCACTTGATAAACACAATCCAAAGCAGTTGTGGCAATTCCAATGTGTGTTCCAGTGGTTGTTTGTGAAGCAAATGTTCCACCAACTGAGAGATTGGTGTTGAGGGCAACCAAATAATCACCTGTGGAGATCCCACTGATTGATGTAGAACCAAGTCCAACGTAAGAATAATCTCTGATTGGAGATGACTGAGGAATAAAGGTGTCAAAGTAGAATTGACTTTGTGAACCAGAGGAAGTGGTTCCGAGACCAACAATGATTCCAAAATCACCAAAGTAATCTTCAACAACTGAATCCTCATATGTAATTTGTGGTGAGGCAATCAGAACCTGAGGAACATTTGTGGTTGTATAACCACTTCCAGGTGAAGTTACTGTAATTGAAGCAACACCACTTCCACTCAGAGTCGCAGTTGCGGTTGCTCTTGATGTTGTTCCCAAACCAATTGGATTAGAAACTGTAACTTCTGGGGCAACTGTGTAACCAAGACCAGCAATTGTTACATCGAAGGATGAAATTGTTCCAGCTGTGGAAACAATTGCAGTTGCTGCCGCAGACACCAGACTATCTTGAGACCTGATTGTAATTTTTTCTTGATAAATTACGATCTCAGCAAGTCCAGTTTGATCTCCTTCATTGAATTGATCAAACAGAGGAGCAACATTATCGACATAAACAATGGTAGATCCAATTCCAACAGATTTCAAGATGGATGCTGCTGGATAAATCAGAGGTTCATAGTTTTCTCTGTCTTTACCAACTGGATTTCCATCAATAATCTTATCTGTGGTTTGTCTGCACCAGGTTACAGGTCTCAGAAGTGTCTCACTCTGAGTAATTCCACTTCCTTTATATGGATTGGTTTCAACAACGTTTGTTGTAACAATGTCCGTGACTGTCCTTGGATCTTGGTCAAGATCTGCGGTTTGTCCTCTTTCTTGATCATGGTTGATTTGAAGAGTGTCACCCTCTTTGATATTTTTAATAATTTCAACAGGATTGATGTCAACGTTTTCTGTTCCTCTGTAGAAGATAATTGCAGAGGTGTCACCAACTTGTGGTGCCTCAGCAAAAGTAATTTTGCTTCCACCACTGAACTGATACGCACTTCCGGGAACCTGAAGAATGTTATTAATAAACACGATCAAGTTTTGTTCCAATTCCAAAGAAGAACCGAGAGATTTCTCGATGGAGGTTTTAATTCCAGCAACTGAAAGTGAGAATTGTGAAGTCTTTCCATCAAACTGAGTGTCCAGTGGATCAAGAACTTGGAGAGATCCAACAGTCCACCCACTGAAGGTGTCAGAATCAAGACTCTCCACCGTAAGTTCAAAATTAGTGAATGTCAGTGTTGTATCTGTTGGGATTCCAGTTGCTCCGCCGATCTCAACTGTCAATACATCAGCATCCTTATAACCATAACCAGTTCTGGTAAGAACAAAGTCAATAACACTGGAACCTTGTCCAACATTGATGTTGACTCTTGCACCAGTTCCCAGTCCAGTTGCTCCACTGTAAACCAGAGGAATGTCACTGTAACCCAAAGGAGAATCAATCACAACCTCTGGTGGGTTTGTCGATGTATAACCAGTTCCAGGATTTGTAATCGCAATGCTAACGATGTGTCCACCACTGATAGCAGCGGTTCCAATGAACTCAATATTTGGAACTCCATTGCTGTAAGTCTGAACACCGACATTTACAACTGTTTGAATTCCAGATCTGTAACCAGATCCAGTGTTCCCAATGCTGATGGATGAGATCGTCCCCAGTCCAGAAACAATTGCTGTTCCACCAGCAGAAACCAGAGGTTGATAACCAAAACCTTCTGTTGAAGAAACAGAAACAATTTTTCCACTCAGGGGCAAATTAGAGTTATTTGGATCATAATCATTTTGAACACCACTTCCCTGATAGGTGATGGTTGTAATTCCACTTCCTTCGCTCAAATTATATGAGTTAGAGACTGTTGTGGAATTTGGTTGTTGGAAGATTCCATTTGTGAGGATGATGGCATTGTAAGTTGAGTAACCAACTGTGTTTGATCCACCATTTACAAGAGTGAACTCACTTCTGATTCCAGTGAACTTGGATGAAATATCATCAAAAACATAATTAGAGGAATAAGTCTCATCCGAAGAATTGACTGGGGCATTTCTCATAAAGGTTCTGCCCTGGAATGTGGAGTGTGTTGTGATCCCAGTCCAGTCACGATAATTTGGATTTCCAGTGGTTGTGCTCAGAGGTGTTGATCCATAAGGTGCTTGAACAAAGTTAATGGTGTTGCCAACAATGTTATATTGACCAATATATTTGGTAATTGTTGCGCCAATTCCGTGAGAAACTGACAGTGTTCCTAACTGTCCTCTTAGGACTTTGAGATCTGTTGGATTATCTCCACCAACACCTGTCACAATCATGTATTCATCATCAACTCGAATTACATCATCAAGATAGAAGTCTGTAATTCCAGTAGTTTCTAATGTTTGACCAAAAACAATATTAGAGTTCAAAAGTGTTGTGATGGTTGTCAATCCAATTGGAGATTGAATCATGTTGTCAATCGCAACCAGTGCTTTGGCATTTTGATTTGTTGCTGTGATGCTGTGAGAGGTGCCGATTCCAACAGAAGTTAGTTGAAGAACATCTGGTGATGCCTTCAATGCATTCTCCGCAGTTGTTGCGAATTTGACAAATCCATCATCAATTTTAACAATATAAAGATCATGAGGAAGTTTATCTGTGATTCCAATTCCAGGAACATTAGTTGATGAAATTTGAATTGCTTGAGTCGTTCCCGCTCCTGCATAACTGTAAGTTACGAGTTCTCCACTTACAAAATAGTGATCTGGGAGATGAACACCGTTTCTTGTAGAATCTGCAATTCCCGAATTGCTTCCATCGAATGATCTTCTAAAGATTTCATTACCACCGTGCTTTAGGCCAAATGCAGTTCGAAGATCAAGTTTTGTTCCAATGTATTCTTCTTTCTCGGAAATAATTTCAACAGTTTCAAGATCAATTATGGCTGCCTCTCCATTATTATCAAATTGTTGAAGAAGTTGGCCATAAGAGTTTACCAAAACATGTGCATTTGGATTTGGCGTAAAGGTTACATCAACACGAGTTCCAAAAGTTTGGGCAACACCAACAGTTCCAGCAATTCCAGCAGTTCTAACATTTCCAAACTCAAGAGAAATCTCATCAGTTGAAGAATTCAGAACAACAAATTCAATCATTTCATATTTGCTGTTTGTGATGTCATCCACTGAAAGGATGAAATAACCAGCGTCATAAGGTGTGTCATAAGAAGCAACCACAACAGGAGTTGGAGATGCATTCGCAGGAATATCTTTGTGAGAAGATTTCAGTTGTGATGTTTGGAGTGTGTTTGTCCCTGTGGTGAATCGTGTACTGTCACCAATTGCAACGACAGAAGTGTATGTGGTAACTGTCGAAGAAACAGAGACATTTGGTGTAAATGTGATATTGAAGTTGGATCCAGAAATCGAAGCATCAAATGTCCCAATACCTGAGAACAGAGGAGCTGGATCAGTCATCAGGTTTCCATATTCAACAATCGAAACATTAGTTCCGTCGTGAATCAGATTTAGTTCAGTTCCAGTTGCTTCGTTGTTTTCGTCCTCAACCAAAACAAGAAGTTTTGCACTCCTATAAGTTGAAGAGATGGAAACAAGCGTTGTGGTTGTTGAAGGAGGTGCCGCTGTAGTTGCACTTGAAACCAAAACAATATTACCCAACGTTGTTTCATCTTCAGCACCACTGTCATTAACAATGCTAAATGCAACCGCAGAGATGTCATAACTGTCATAAGCAAACTCAATTGGATAGAACACCAAATCACAACCAGACAATGTGTCTATGACATCAAATGATCCAAGTTCTCTTGCGGTTTCGATAATTGCATATTCATCGACGAACTGATTTCCACCTTCCTGAAGGAAAGAAACGATCGAGAATTGTCTCTCATCAGTCAAATCTTTATCTTCAACTAAAGTGAAAATCTTATTGAAGATGTTAGCACTATCAAAAGAAATTACAGGAGGAGAGAACGGTGTTGTTCTTTCAGAACTGTTAAATGTTGCACTAAAGTCATCAATGCTCAGAACTCTGTTAGTTTGTGATTCATCATAATTTGTAATTGTTTTGTTGTCGAAGACAATTTCTTTAGAAACAATTTGTCCGTTCACATCAACTGTGACTTCAGAAACAAGATCCCAATCATATTCACAGTTAAGACTTGCTTCTCCAACAATGTCGTGTATTCTTTCAACTTCGGAGTCGAAGGTTTGAATAATCGAAGATTCTTCTTCCTCACTAATAATATCAAGATCAGAGAACTTAGCAAATCCAGCAGTGTGATTCAAAGATCCAACTGGTTCACTCCAAGTCTGATAAGGAATTATGGAATTGATAGAATAAGAGAAATTTTGATAATATTCGTTGTTTGGAAGTTTTTGAAGATTATCATTCAGGAATCCAGAGTTGGTCTGCCAACTGTCAACAACTGTTGCACCAGCCCCAGTAGAGATTTTTGAATTATAATTAGTTCTTGCCTCAACAACTGATTGTGTTTTGGACGAACTTCCAATAATGACATCACCAATGGCATATTCTTTTGCTGTGGAGATAATTAACTGTTCTGAGGATGGATTCCATCTTTCAACAATTCCAACAACATTATTCTGGTTTCTAACCTGCTCTCCAACAAAATAATCATTAGTTTTTAGAACTGACGTGTAAATTGGAAGATCTTGTGTGTTAATAATTCTTCCAAAAGAATTATCAAGATCTAAGTTTCCAGGAATTTGACCTTCCTTAATCAAACCGCTTAAATTGTATTCAACGTAAGGCTTAAAAGAATCAAGTTTTTTATCAAAACCAACAACTTCAAAGAATGTGTAATCATAATCTGCTGAATTATAACCAACTCCAGTACTTCCAACACCAACACTCAAGTTTTCAACCAGAACTTTAGATCCGATTGGGAAATTGAACTGATCTGCTTCTGCTGTAGTGAAGTTTCTGTCAATAAACGCTCTAACAACCTTAGTTGTGTTGTTATATGAAACGGAAGCAATTCCCAAACCATTTGAATTGTTGGATGGGATAATTCTTGGAGTAATGTTGTAAATTCCGGTGGAATTATCAATAATGGTGACTTGTTCATCACCCAGTTCATAATTGAGATCCAAACCATCCACAACTTTTTTGGTAAAACCATCCAAAACAACGAGGTCTGGAGCAACTAAGTAATTTCTTCCTTGAGAAGAAATTCCAATGCTTTCAAATGAACTTAAAGATTCAACTTTTAAAATTTCTGGAAGATTAGTAATAACATCAAGAGTCGAATCTGAGGGATAATCAAAACCAATGTTGTTGATGTTTATGGAAAGAACTCTACCAATATTGTCTGACAGTGGATTGAGGATTGCACCAGTTCCAGTTGCACTTCTTACAGATGTAATTCCAGGAAGTTTCTTATAAGAGGTGCCACGAGAAACAAACTTAAACTTGCTAACTGGACCAGTTACATTTGTTGAGGTCGTTTCATAAGAAGGATTGGCATTGAGTGAATTATACTCACTAATGAGTGGAGCAGATGAAATATCATATTGGAATGTTGTTGTTCCAATCCCACTAATATAATGAGGTCCATCAAACGGTGTTTTTACAATATTGATTTGGTTGTTATTTTTAACATCAGTGTCAATTGAGATTTCCTTCTTAACATCACTGATAAGAGTGTCATTTGCAATATCAAAACGATAGAAGAGAACAACAGGAATTTCATTAGTGATTGTGATTTGCAAGTAAGCATCAGAATCAATACCAACCTTTCCATTTTTTACAACTTCAAATTCATCAGCAATTTCAGTTTTATAGAAAAGATTTACATAATCAGAATCACTGTAAAAATTCAGGTCGAAAGCAGAGAAAGTAACACCATTGACAGTAAAGGAGAGTGATAAATCTGAGAGATCAAATTTCAAAATATTATTTCTGCTAACCTCAACTGCTGGGTTGATTTTGGAGAGTGTTCCGAAAGAAGTGCTTGTCAGATTGACAAATTGTGGGTTCAGAGCATTCAACTCAAATTTATTAGCAACCAATCTGATTTTGTCTTCCTCAAAAGGAATCACATAATACATTTTTTCATTCACCAATCCTCCTACAGGTGTGGATGAAGTGTGAATGACTTTATCTCCACGTTTGAATGGATTGTTAGTGATTTCAATTGTGTTTAGAGTTGTGTCAACGTTGCCAGCAACGAATGATTGTGGGTCAAATACAATTCTACGGTTATAATCATCATACTTAACAACAACAGTTGTTATTCCTGTTGGATTAACATTAACATTGACAAAATCACCTTTCTGAAGAGTGTGTGAACTCGCTGTCGAAACAGTCACGACATTTCTAGAAACCTTACCAGAAATAACTCCATTTAAATCGGTGGTAAAGTTGTGAGTGTTTCCAGTGCCAACAGAAGTAAAGTAAAGGAGTCCTGTGGTTGCACCTGAACCCACATATCCGCCTGTCGAACTTAAACCAATCTTGTTTGTTCCAAGACCAATGTAATCAGTGTTGAATGGAACTGCATAAAGATTGGAGAAAATGCTCATGCTTGTATAAGCAGTTCCCGAAATTCCATTCCAAACTTCGATCGAATCTCCACCATTGGTGGAATAAATCAACTTATCATTCAGTTTGAGTCCGTGACCTGGATAATAAATCTCTGTTGGAGCAACAAATGCTTGAGTTTTTCCAACTCCAGGATCCGAGAATACAAGAGTTACGCCAATTCCAGTTCCAGTAACCGTTCCCAATCCAACAGACTCGTTTGGATCAAAGTAAAGAGATCTGTTAAAGAAGAACTGTTGCGTTGTTTTAATTGTTCCGACATTTACAGAGAACTTTCGAGGATCTTCATACAGAACAGATGAACTGGTATAAGCAGCACCAGTTGTACCATTAACCTCTCTCAAAACTCTAATTCTTCCAGAGCGATTGTCAACATTCAGAACCTTAACCTCTTCACTTTGGATTTTGAGAATGTCATTTGGTCTGATGTTTGGTGAATCAAGAGCACCAGTAACATAGAAGTAAGTTACAATTCCAGTTGCACCAACTGTCCCAACACCCAGAGTCAGGATGAAATTGTCACTTCTGACTCCAACTGGGTAACTTCCAACAAGAGCATCATATGTGGTCGAAATACCACTGATGGTAACAACATCATTATTGAGTAAGTTGTGTGGTGCTGTTACAAATCCAATAAATGAATTTTGTTGAACTGAAGATCTAATAAACTCTACATTATAGAAATTAGTGCTGCTTGCAGAGAGTGTGTCAATTGTGTCACCTTTAACTCTGTCAACACGAATGTCAACATTTCTTCCACCAGTTCCCTCGTTGTTGAAAATGACTTGATCTCCAACTTTATAATTTTGACCAGCCGTTACGATTCCAACCCCACTAATGGTTCCAGATGCAGTTGCTGCAATTTCACCAAACTGTCGAACAATGTCAGATGAGTTGAAAATGTAGTCATAACCACTCCTCTCACCTTTTGTTTTATATGAACTTGTTTCTCTAATCCAATTATTAGATTCAATGTCATAATCGATTTGATTTGAAATCGACTTGAAATTGAACGAGTTGGGGACAGAATAATATGTGTTTCCGATCAAATATGGGAATGTTGGTCTTCTGTATCCCTCAAAAGGACCTGCTGAATCAACAGAATTATTGATTGTAGCAAAATACGCATAGACTCCTTTGGGGAAGTCTGGGGTAACACAGAATCTTCCATTGTGTTCATCAAGATCTCCACCATCATTAAAGAGATAATCCTCCACAAAGAATCCATTAGGCCAGACAGTAAATGGTGGTGAATTGTCTGCTGTTGTAACAGAACCCAACTCATAACCAGAAATCATTCTTCTGATACTTCCTGTTCCATCTGCATTGGCAAATCCATATGGTCCATAGATTGGGTTTCCGTCGTAAGCCCAACCAATAATTGGTGAGTGAATTTCGCTATCGACTTCGGATCCATTAATAATCGTTAAGTCTTCAACACCATAAGATGAGTTGTCGGGAGCATTTCCGACCACACCATAAATGGACTCCCTCAGTGGACGAGGAGCATACATGTGGGAATATTGAAGAGAGGATCCATTAATGTTTTCAGCAATAAATCCATCGTCAGGAGTAATGTTATCAAAATCTTCGAAGAAAAGATTCAGAGTCCAATTTCTAATGTTGGCATATGCCTGAGCAAATTGTCCAGCACCTGTAACTGAAATTGAAGTGTTTTGTTGATCATATCCTGCGCCACCCTTAACAACCTTAACTTCAACAATTTTTCCACCATCAATAATTGGTGTCAAAACAGCACCAGATCCAGAGGTGCTTGTGATTGTCAGATTTGGTGGTGAATTGAATTCTTCACCACCGTTGCCAACGACGACCTCAACAATCTTACCGTTGCTAATAACTGGTGTAAGATTTGCTGCTGTTCCTGTTTTAAAGGTTACAGTGGGTTGTCTCTCAAAATTAACAATCTCTGAGGAACCATATCCAACACCCTTGTTAGAAATGTCATATGAAGTAATTTCACCTCTAAAGATTGGTTGTACAACAGCATTGAAATCTTGTCCTGTTCTGGTTGAAACTCCTGTAACCCCTTCTACAGTAACTGTGATTGGTCGATAATTGAAAGATCCAAGTCCCTCAGTTTCAACATTTGTTAAAATGTTATTTCTGTAATAGTAATCAACTGCTGTTGAACCAACTCCAACTTCACTCAATGAGAATTTATCATCATCAATCTTGACGACATAGTATTCTTTGTTGGTTGAAAGACCAACAATTCCGTCACCAATTGCCGTGTATCTGACAATTTCTTTTGATTTGTAATCGTGATTTGGAATATTAAATTGATTTAAAGCAGTGCTGACACCGGTGTTTGTTGGAATATTTCTTTTCTTATTCTCATATCCACTTCCAGAATTAGAAACAACAATATCTGAAATGATCGACTTTGTTTTTGAAGATCTCAGAACGTGTGTTCCATTACCATTACCAACCAGAGAAACTGTATTGATACCGAGTCTTGAATCACTTGGAGATAGATATAATTTAACCGTGCTCGCATCCACAACTCCAACATAGTATCTTGAACCGGTGCTTAGTCCAGTTACACCTGTCTGATTATCAGTAATGTAAATAACTGCTTCATTATCTCTAAACTTGTGGAAACTTGAAAAACCAATTGTGTTATCAGTCAAATTGAGACTGTTTTCACCCTGAGAGTTATAGGTGTCAGCAACAAAAGGAACGTTGTGCTGAATTGAAATCATGTTTGCAAAAGCAGCGGCTCCAGATCCATTACCACCAGTAATGTTGATAACTGGAGATTTTTGATAATCAAAACCAGGATCAACAATTTCAATTCTTTCCAGAGAACCAGTTACTGAGCAAGTTCCCGTTGCGCCAACCCCAATTTCATCTGTAATGTGAAGATATGGAGGATTAATTACATCATATCCAGTTCCGCCACTTGCAGGAACCATGGATTGAATTTCACCATATCTAACACTGTCTTTGGATTTATAGTTGAGAATCTCAACACCATTCACAAGGATGCCAGTGTGCCCGTGAGCGGTCGTGTAAGTTTTACTGTCCGACTCTGGAGTCTTGATTTCTCTGTAAATTCCCTGTGGTTTTAATTCTTTTCCGTAGAAACTATAAATCTCAAGAGAGTTGTCACTAACATCTCCATTTAGAAGAATCAAATCATCTGCAAAAAGATCAGCACGACTTCTTGCCAAACTCACAGTGTTGACATCAACTCTCTTGACGTAATAAGGACCGGCATCAACTCCAGAGAACTTACTTTCAACCTCAGTTACAATTTTAATTCCATCTGGAGTTGTTTCTGTAACTTTGGTGATTCCTGGTTGATAATAAACTGCTTGTCCAGTGTAAAAACCATGATTGGTTATTAAAATTTCATAAGTGTTTGAGAAAGAACCACCAAAGAATTTAATCTTTCCATATGGATTTGTCTCAAGATTATAATAACGAGCGATTGAGTTTGAAGCGATCAGAGCATCGCCATTAAATTTAGCATATGTGTTTTGAACATTGGAGAAGAAATCATTCAACTGTGTGTAGTCTCTTGATCTTCCCTTAAGAATTTGATTTTCAACCCTGTATTCAATTGAGGTGTTGATGTTTGCAGTCAACTTCACAATGAAAGATTTTGCAGAAGTCGATCTCAGAACAACAGCAGGAACACCTCCACCAGTAACAGTGCTGATCAGACTTATGTTGTACCCTGGTTTTAAGAACTGGTCGTCATAAGTTGTGATCAGGTAGGTGTTTTCTGTGGCGTCAATTGTTTCAATGACTCTAACATCCCACTTTGTTTTAACATTATAGAACCAATTTTTAGAAACCTCATAAGGTGATTCATAACCCACAGATTGAATTCTTACAATATCTCCTTTTTCATACCCAGAGGTGTTATTGTCGAATTCAAAATTCTTGAGTGTAGAAGCAATTCTAACTCTAACCTCATCAGTGGTTGTCAAACCAACATAAGCATATGAGTAATCATCAAAACGAATATCCTCTTTGTCGTTAATTTGATAATTAACTCCAGTAACATTCAAGAACTGAGTTGTTGTCTTGCTCTCATATTGAAGATAGATCAGATTACCATCAAGATCATGTGACACCAGATCACCAGATTCGGGGAAACCAATTGTGGAATCAACGTCAAGAATTGTTGTTCCTGCCCCGACAGTGTTCAGTAATTTGGTTTTGGGGTTAACTTTAAACTCACCAAAAATGGTTCCAGTTACATCAATATCTCTTTGGTATCCAGTGTCAATACTAATTTGATAATATTGTCCTTCATCATAATCAATGGGGATAACGTTTGTGACAGAACCTCTTGCTCCCGTTGA